GGCGAGGATGGTATTAGACATTTCAAAGGTCATGGAAGAGTCAGTGCTGATATGACTGATACAATTATGAAAAGACTTCGTTTTGATAATGATACAAGAGAAAAAGTAGTGCAGCTTGTTTATTATCATGATGCAACTTTTGAAGTTGGTGAAAAGTATATCAAGAGATGGCTCAATAAGATTGGAGAAGAACAATTTAGAAGATTGCTGAATGTTCGTAGAGCAGATATTAAAGCGCAGGCTTATACAGAGCAAGAGAGTAGGCTTCAGAAAATTGACAATATCGAATATATTTTAGATGAAGTTTTACAGAAAGACGAATGTTTCTCACTAAAAGATTTGGCTGTTAATGGCAATGATTTGATTGAGATTGGATATAAGCCAGGAAAAGAAATAGGGAATACCCTGAATTGTCTTTTGCAGTTAGTAATTGAAGGTGTATATCTAAACGAGAAAAGTGAGTTACTTAAATATGTTGAAACAACAAAAGAATGGATGAAGTTAGGAGAGAATTATAATGGTAAGATTATTTAGCCACAGTGATTTAGACGGAATCGGTTGTGGTATTTTAGCACAACTTGTATTTGGTAAAGATAATGCAGAAATTTCATATTGTGATTACGACAATATTGATTCAACTGTAAAGGAATATTTGGAAACAGAACAGGACGACACAATCCCAATTTATATTACCGATATTCGTGTCAATGAAGAAACTGCTGAGTTGCTGAATAAAAGAGGCAATGCTCAGTTATTAGATCATCACCCAACAGCTCTTGGATTAAATAAGTATGATTGGTGTGATGTAGTTATCGAAGATTTCAAAGGAATTAAAACATCGGGAACTATGTTGTTTTATCATTGGTTAGGTATGAATGGTTGCCTGAGTGAAGAGTTAGAGAATAATAAAGCGTTAAAGAGATTTGCTGAACTTGTGAGAGATTATGACACTTGGAGATGGTCAGAACTTGGTGATGAAGGTGTTATTTGTAAGCAGGTAAATGACTTACTTTATCTGTATGGTCGAGATGATTTTATTCATTGGTGTATTTCAGAGATACGTGGTGAAATATTCCCATTGTTATCTGCTAAAGATGAGGTTGTTCTGAAGATTAAGCAGGATGAAATTGATAGATATATCGAGGAGAAGAATGAAACCATGTTTACCAGTCCTATGTGTGGTAAGGTTTGTGGTTTTGTATTTGCAGATAGGTTTGTTAGCGAATTAGGTAATAGACTTTGTAAAATGCATCCTGAAATTGATTTTGTGGCAATGATTGATATTGATGGTTGTACGGTATCTTATAGAACCGTTAAAGAAGATATTGATCTTGGTAAAGATGTAGCAAGTATATTTGGTGGCGGTGGTCATCCAAAGGCTGCTGGTTCAGAATTTAGTCAGAGTATTAAGTTGAAAGTTATTGAGGAAATCTTTGAATAGTGAGGGAAGAGAGTGAAAATAACAATTGATATTCCAAGAGAATATGAACGAGATTTTATCGCTGATAAGTTCAAAGATTTCTTTTCAAGAGTGATTGCAGATATTAACTACGATGGAATGTGTGGTAACTATGAAAAAGAAATCGCAGAAATGTTTTTAGAGGCATTTGATAAAGCTATTCTTGGTGATGTTAATCTAAGTGCAAATGTTGTTCCAGTTGCAAATATATCTTTTGACAAAGAAGATATACAGAAGATGATTCAAGATGAATTAAAGAAGTTTCAAGTAGAGAATAATCTAATATAGAAGTATTCTATTCACGGCTGATCAGTCAAATTTTCCAAATAAAAGTAACAAGAAATATTTTTTTCATCCGATTGGGCAGACATGTCTATTTTCGAGTGATTCTACAACAAAATAATATTAAAACGAAAGGATTTAACAGTAAATTCTAGGATAAATGATTGCGCAATCTCTGTAGATTAAAGGATTTTGACAGAGAATAAAGAAAAAAATAATTATTGTGAGAAGAACTGGAAGTTAGTGAACTTCTGCGAGTTCGATAAATATGCAACAAGTTCTTATTGTGCTATTCACAATGAAAACGAAAGTAAAAATCTTGGTGATATTACTAAGGTTGATGAAACAAAACTTGAACCATTTAATATGATTTGTGGAGGTAGTCCCTGCCAGGATTTTTCTGTCGCAGGTAAGCAGAAAGGTTCTGTATGGACTTGTAAAGATTGTGGACATGAGTATAATCCACTGACAGTTCATTGGTCAGAAAGAGATAAGTGTCCATGCTGCGGAAGTAATAATATTGAGAAGACTCGTTCATCTCTTTTGGTAGAGTATCTAAGAGTTATCAGAGCAAATAAACCGAATTTCGGTATGTACGAGAATGTAAAGAATATTGTGGGAAAGCAGTTTAAAGATACATTCAAGATGTTTACGGATGAGTTGGACGAGTATGGATACAATGTGTACTGGAAAGTTCTAAACGCAAAAGACTATGGCATTCCTCAAAATAGAGAGCGTGTGTATCTGATTTTTATTAAGAAAGAATTAGACAATGGAAAGTTTACATATCCTGAATCATTTGATAATGGAATGAGATTAAAAGATGTTCTTGAAAAGAATGTTGATGAGAAATTCTATATTTCAGAAGATAAGGTTCAGAGATTTTTAACAAATCTCAACAACGAAGACGCTTTATTATACGACGCTTGCCAGGTTAAAAGAGAAGGAAAATCAAGAGAATATAATGATTTCTGTCCTACTTTAACAGCAAGAGATTATAAAGATCCACGTCTTGTAAATGATAATGTTGTAAAACAGATTGGCACAATTTCTAAATGTGAAGGGAATTGGAAAAATCCACAGGTAGGTAGAATTTATAGTACAGATGGTTGTAGTCCTACATTAAATACTTGTGGAGGTGGTAGTCATGAACCAAAGATTGTTCAGCTAGGAAATATAAATCCATCTGGCAAAGGTATGAATGGTAATGTATTTGATGAGAATGGATTAGCACCAACCATTACAACTAATAAAGGTGAAGGTAATAAGATTGCAATCCATGAGGTAAATCAAGAAGACAACAATAAGCCGAAAGAAAGATTTTTTAGACAAGCACTGGAAACATTTGAAAACTCAAATGCAAATTATGGAGATACAATTGATGCATTTAATAAAAGAGTGAATAGAAGTGGATATTCTTCAACTTTAACAACAAGACCAGAAGGATTTAAAACTGCAATTTTGCCTGTCACGAATGATATTAGGATTAGAAAATTAACTCCGAAGGAGTGTTTCAGACTTATGGGGTTCTCAGATGAAAATTTTGAAGCTGCCGAGAAGATGGTA